TCTAGCGCGGCGGTCACATTTAGACCAAGATCGCTGGCTGATACGTTGCTGTTGAGGGTGTTGCCCTCGGTAAGATCCGTACTGCCAACGGTCAAGGTTCCTTTAACGGACAGATTAGATCCATCAAAAGTTAGTCGCTGGCTGTTGTCCGCGTTACCGATGCTGAACTTGTAGGCATCTGTGTCATAACCTAGGAAGAATCCAGAGGCATCGGCGTCGTTGTATTCCGTTTGGCCGCCTTTTATGTGGCCGCCCTCGCTCATGGTTAGGCTACCGCTATCAATAGTGACCCCAGACTCTAAGCCTCCAACCACGATCTCTCCGGTGTTTACTCGGCTACTGTCTAACGTTCCCGTAGAGATGTTGCCTGCATCAATGTTCTCAACGGCGATGGAGCTGGCATCAATGGTGCCTGCGGTGATGGCGGATGCATTGAGTTCCTCTACATCCGCGTTATTGGCCTTTTTGAACTGCCCGGTGGCTTGGTTGGTGTACCCGCTTGTCGTGCCGTAGATGTTGACTGAGCGCAGTTTGAAGTAGTAGTTGGTGTCATAGCTAAGGCCAGCAGATACCCCCAGAATGACCTTTTTTTGCTTGCCCGGCTCGCCGTAATAACTATTCTGCAAGGTGGTATTGTCGGGAGTAAATCCGGTGCTGGTTGATATGTGAACCTCTACCGCACGAAAATTAACATTGGCTGGGTTGGTCCACGTAAGCTCAATGAAGAATGGCTTATCTGTAGTTGCTGACGGATTACCGGGGGCCGCAATGGTATCCGGCTCTGCAATGGTTATTTGATCGTATTCTACGAAGTCGCTGTATACGTTATCCCATGAAAAGTGGCGTATTCTAACGTCGTAAACTTTACCTACCTGCACGTTATTGATTACGGCTGTAGTTTGCCCCCGCCCTGCCAAGGTGGCCGTATCATACGAAGACTCATCACTTTCTTTGTATTGAATCTCTGTTCCCTGCACGGCGGCCTGCACGGCATTAGTCCATGACGCGATAATGTCAATCTTGGCGGTGGGGCCTTCTGTTCTTGTTCGCTGTGCCAAAGAATCAACTGTAGGGGTAGCCACAGACAGGTCGCCACCGGGAGGCGTACTACCCGGCGTTTGCGGAGTGCTATATTCGCTATAAATGTAGTTATAAATAGACGCTGATACTTCCTGCAACACTAAGCGGGTTGCCGCATACAGGACGCCCTCGTTTTCGCCAAACTCCATTGCGACAGAAAGAACCTCAAAGGTCTTGGCGCTGTAGCTAAACCGGGTATTTGTGACGCTCACCCAGTCTCCCGGCTGTAGCTTCATAAATTCCAGAGTGGTCAGCATAGTAAGCGTTGCGCTTTCCCGCTGTCTGCGAAGCTGAATCTTCTGGAGTCGCTGTGCCCGCTGATGTGTAGTAGTGAACGGGAGTTGAGTTTCTAAGACCTTCTTGTAGTTGGCGGACTGCTCTCCGTCCGGCGTGTCCTCTGCCAAATACGTAGAGTCAAGGAGCAACGGAGATTCGGCCCCTTGATAGTTTTGATCCTTATCTACAAAAAGAGCTTTGATTCCGTTAAACAGATCCCCGTTTCCGGTCTTGGTGCTGAGTTGTTGTGTGTCCAGCACATCCTCATCATTAACTGTGAGCGTTGGTGTCTGCGCTGTGCCTACAAAAATGTTGAACTTGCCATTCGTGTAGGTGAGCTTGCCCGCACACGAGGTAAGGAATCCTTCAAGGATGCCGTCTCCTGAAGACGCCGCATTCACAAAACCGTTAAGCGTAAACCGTGCTTCTGTGGTGGAGTTATCTTCAAGCGTTACTGCGACATCACAAGCATTGGCCGCCGCCGCAAAGCCACCGCCAGATGTAGTGTCATTGATTTCTGAAGAGAGCGCACGTAAGCCATAGGTGGTGTCAGAAAGGTAATCCCTGATAATGAGAGCCGGGTTGTTTGAATAGGCGGTTGTGGAGTTGCGCGGGTCAAAAACCTTTTTGCCCTTAACGCGAAAGTGTATAGGTGGAAGACCCGGCATTTTTTCAGGGTCATAAATGATTTCCATATACACGTATGCCAGCCCAAGAAACTTGGCAGTGCTTGGATACCGTGAAGAGCTATTGGCATTTGCGAGTCCGTCAACAGCAGTTTGAGATCCATCGTGGAATGTGTACTGAACAAGCACGCCACCTGACGTGATAGCGTTCTCGTTTTCATCATTCTTGTATTTTGAATTGCTTACCCGAAAAACAGTCTCGCCGCTTACTGTGCTTGATGTTGTAGTGAGTAGCGTGTCATTGAAATAAACACCATCAAGGCTCTGTATCTCATGCCCCGCTAGAACTATAGCTAGGTGTAGCTTGTTGTTCTTGGTGCCGCTGGTATGCATCTTGACAATGGTGCCGCCTACACGACATTCACCATAGACAATCTGACGAGGAACCTGTGCTCCGCGTCCTGCAATCTTAGTGCCGAAATTTCCACGAGTTGCGCTGATCCCGCGAGATGTAAGCATCCCTACCCCGCCCGCAATAGTAGTGCCCACGAAAGCAATCGCGGCATAGGTGGCGGCTACTGCGGCTGTGCCGGTAAGGGTGAGGCTTCCTATAGTTAGCGATGCGCCTGCGGTGTTCAGTACGCCGAGACCAGCCGGGCCAAGGATGACTACTGTGATCACCGCTACGATTGCAGAAATGATTGCTGTTTTAATTACCTTAGCCATCTATTCTAAACACCTTGTGCGCTTGAGCCTTTGGCCTGTGCGTGTATCCGCCGTCTGTGGGACACACCACTGAGAAGCCGTCGCATATTCCCGCGACTTGGCCCCCATTCTCCTTAATAACCACTACATCACCCTTCCGGGCATCACCGGGTTCAACCCTTGTAAGCCCTGCCGCTTTTGCGGCCTTTTGAACACTCATGCCCAGAGTTTTGCCGTAGTTTTCAATAGCCTGCATTGCTGATGGTTCGTCGTCCCATTGCAACTCGCTTGGGATCAAATCTTCACCTGTCATTGATACGACTGCCGCGTTTGTAAATTTACAGCAGTCCCATGTTCCCCACTCAAAAGGTCGGCCCTTGTTTTCTACAAGGAACTCATGGAATCTTAATTTCCAGTCCGCCCTTTTTCTCATTATCTCATTTGCTCATCATAGTATTCGTCATTACGGGTTCTGCCGCCACCGCCGCCACCGCCGCCCCCAGCGCTCGCGTTACGGCCCCACAAAATCTCCATGTCTTGAATCTTTGCCACCTCATCCAGTGACGTATCACCGGGATATAGGTGGTTTTGACTTTCTTTTGTATACCTAAAGTTGGATGGGCGGCGCAGATCAATTAGCCTGTTCTCCGTTTGAACGCTAATCGTTGCCCCTGCGTTAGGATTGTCGGCAATGCTAATCTGCGTCATACGGCCTATATAGATATCCATTGCGCCTACCACATGGTCAGTCCCACCGCTAAGGAATGCCATCTTAAGTGTGGCTAGGCGGTTTTGATAATTCTCCGTAAGCGCGTACCCCAGCACATCCGTGTTCATTCCGGATAAGGCAAAGGTTACTCCAGAGCTTTTAAGATCCACGGCATCCTCAATATCTGAAATAGTGAGCAGTGTTCCTGCGCCCTCATAAGTTTCGCCATCAATTACTAATTCACCGACTCCGGTGTGGATTAGTATGGTCTCCGTGTCAAATTCCAGCTTTAACGAAAAGACAAGTTGCTGATGATCATCCGAAAGACGTAAAGCCGCCTTTGTGTCAATCCCCGGACGGGTGGCCATTACACTACCTCCACGAATTCAAACGTAAACCCATAATTAGAGTTGTGATTGGCATCCCATTCAGTGATAGGTCCAGCCAATCTGAATTGTGACTTGTTATATGAGCTACTAAACCCAACCAAATTGGCTCCTAAATCCTGCCTCAGCTTGGGCTGTATTTTGACTGAGTAGTGATCTTTGCCTGATTGGGTTGAGCGCGTTGCATCCTCTGTAGCCATGACAAGCTGTATAGGGCTGTCTCCGGTGCCCGTGCCGTCATATATAGCCAAGTAGTCTCCTGCCTTTATTGTCCCTGTGGCGGAGTTTGAGGACGCCTGAAGGCTAAGTGCGGTGCTACCCTTTACGTTTTGTCTCACTTTGCATGACGCAGTGCTACTTTCGGTAACAAAATCGGCGTCTGTTGCGAGGGCGGTGTTGCTTGAGATGCTGGTGACTTTGTGTGTGCCGTTGTTATCTTCATTGGTTGCACCACTTACAGTGATAAAATCACCTATCACCAAGCCGTCAAAAATACTTGATCCAGCCGTAATGGTGTTACCGGAAAAGGTAAGCGTGACGCTGTTGACTTGCGACCCACTATCAACCCTAGTTTCGCCATGCAGATAGTTCCCGTTGTAAGTGCCTTGCGGGGTCTTGGCGTCTGGGTCACCGAACAGGAAATAGTTTTTGTTGCCCTCTAAGTTTAGAAAGAAGGACTGCCACAACGCGGCCTGTGAGCGCTTCATTGGCGGGAGAGATACTTGCCCTTGCCAAAATGTTGAATCGTATTCCTGCGTTCTTTGTTTGCCGCTAAATGGGGATGCGGACATGGCTACTGCCCGGAACAGTGAAAAGCTTGAGTTTATGAACCCCGGAGTGGTTGGGATAGTAATTGTCTTAGGCACCTAGCAACCCCTTTCTATAATTGCCGCCCCGGCGAGTTGCCTCTAGGACTGATGTTTTCGTTACCTCGCTAATCTGCGGCAACATACGTTGAACCTCTGCGCGTACCGTTGGCACGACCCCGGTTGAGAAGTTAAGGCTCTGATTTACGACGATCGCAGGGCCGCTCCCCATCATGCTCCGGGTATCGTTGCCGTTACGCAGTGTCCCCGCCGTATGAGGCACAAACATCTCCGGGCCACGCTCACCCACCAGATAAGGCTTGCCCCGCATCATCGCGCCGCCTGATGCCTTGTTTCCAAATAGATCTATCGTGGGCAGTGCCTCATAACCTTTTACGTTCAAGCCGCTTGCACCAAAAATAGAGTTGAGTATTTGGTTGACGATAGCCATTTGCAGGAACGTGGCGATAATCTGGCTTACGATGTTCTTGGCGAAATTTTTGAAAGCGTCTAGTGCGTTTCCGGCTGACATCAGTGAATTCACAAAGTCTGTGGTAAATGAGTGCGCCAAGCTCGCGATAGCCGGAGCCATAGTCTCCGAAAAGGTGGCCGCCGTCTCTTCCGTGTCTGTTTTCAAGTCTTTAAGGCCATCACGCAGTTTTTGCATGATTACCTCAATTTCGGCCATATCCATTGTTCCAAATATGAACTTGATTACCTCTGCGTCACCGGAATCCAAGATAGCTTGCATATCTGCAATTTGTTTAGTGGCTCTCTCAAGAGGCGTCACCGTATCCTCTACCGCGCTCTGGAATGCACCGAACTTATCCTCTAGCTCTGCGTTTCTTGCCTCAGTGATAAGGCCGTTAAGATGCTCTCGTAAAGCCGCTATCTCGTCTGGTGAAAATACAGAATTGCCCTCTGCGTCTTTAAGTATTTCAAGCTCACCGATGTCTTTAAGCATTGCTCTTATGGGTATAAGAGGATCTGCTATTTTCTCAAGCATCTTCCGTGCGTCAGTAGCCATTAGCTGGATCTCTCCAGCCCTCAATAACTCTTCTGGACTTGGCCCGCTTTCGCCTTCCCCGCCGGTCTCTTTCTCAACCGCCTCTTTTACTTCCGCAATAAAGCTAGGTATGCCGCTCTTATCAAACTGTATGTCAAGGGTGATGGGCACCCCTTCCATAAGACTGCTTTCAAGCAATGGCCCCAGACTGCTTTCCACTTCGTTCATTAACGATCTGGCTATTCCAGTTGCAGTGGCACCCGGCCCTTCTATGTCTATTTTTCTTTGGAAGCCTGATCGCATACCGCCTGATACAGCGCCAATCCCGCGATCAAAGTCTTCATCGCTCACAGTCTTAAGCGCGGCTAATGACCCTTGAATAATCTGCTTAGTCGTTTCAAGGCGAGCGGCTACTGCATTGAACGCGGCGGGATCTCCACCTTCTTTGAGCATTCGCTCCATCGCGACTTGGTTAAACGCTAGGTCGCTTGCGGCTTGTCTTATGTCTGATAAGAGTTGCGAGGAGAGAGCCTGCTGATCAACCTCACCCTCTGCCGGTTGCATCAACGCTTGCGCCTCTACGCTAACACCTGTGCGAGACGCCCTAACAATAGCCGTAACCTTGTTAGCTATAGTGGTGAAGTAATCTGCCGTGTCTTTAAGGAAGTCAATGAGGCCGCCTTTACCGATCTCATCCAGCAAGCTCTTGAAGGCAATGGTCATATTGGAGGTTTTAGTGGACAAGTTGTCCATCTTGTTCTCCATCGCGCCGCCAAACTTCTCATTCAATCCGTCAGTGAGCGCCGCCATGATTATTCGCGCACCTTCCGCCGTTTGACCAAACTTGGCTATGTCGTCCTTTGTAAGGTTTAAACGATCCTTGAGGATGCCGAGGACATCAATGCCCCGGTCCATGATCATGTTTAGCTCTTCTAGCCCTAGGCCGCCGGATGCGGAGCGCTGGGTGACACGAACCAGAGCCTCAAAAACCCCAAGCTGATCCACTGATACAGACGCAGTGTCGGCGAAGGTTTGAAGCATATCGCGAGTCGGCTCTATGCCTGCGGACTGCAAGGCAATGAACGCTTTGGTGACGTCTTCTACTTGGAAGGGCGTAGTCTGTGCGAATGACAGAACATTCTGCATTGCTTGGTCGCCAGCCTTCATTGACCCAAAGACAGTGTCAAGACTGTCCTTGAGATCCTCAAATTCCATGCTGACGTTAGCGATGCCCCTTACTGCGGCAATGGCCGCCATACCAGACGCAACAGCCGCCAGAGGCGCGAGGAGGCCTCGGAGGGCACCGGCAAATCTGCCGACTGGGGAGTTCCCTCCTTGGCCTTTGGGGAAGGTCTTATCTAACTGCCCGCGAACGTGCTTCAACTGAGTGTTGAGGTGCTTGGTGTCCGCTTTGATTTGGACAATTAGTTCATCAATTTCAGTAGCCATTAGTCAGGGTGAAGCTCCATCAGTTCTTCAAGCTCTGATCTGGTCATGGTTTTTGAGGAGGTATCCTCGCCGCCATTAAATTCTTTAAAACCAGATATCGCTCTGTAAATTTCCACCGGGGACATATTCCAGAACTCACTGGGCTGAATGCTCATCATGCCCACACAGACTGAATAGAACCTATCCCAAGGGATGGAGTCTAAGTCCCCGGCTACTTTTTTTCACTCTCCTCCGCATTAGGATCACTGAGTACACTGACCAACAGACTGGCAACTGCCGTAGTACAGGCGATGATGCCCGTACTTGCGATAAGTTTTTTGATTTCGGTTTCAGACATATCCTTACCCCCGCCGCGTAGGGCGTGGTAAAGAATCACAGAAAGGTCGTTTAGGCGCACATCAGCATCAGAGATCCTCTGCGTGATTGCAAGGATGCCCTGATTTAGCTGTGTTTCAATCTTTATAAGGGAGTCAACGGTCAAACGGCAAGCGTATTGCTCACCACCTAACTCAATCGTCTTCTCCCCCTTCATCGGGTTCGTCATCTGACAGTTCCTCTACTGGTGCCGCGTCTGCGGGTTCCTTGATTTCGCAGTCAATACGTAGGGTTACGTATTCTTCCCTAGCGTCTTTTTCTGCACTAACTACATCATAACTTTTGCCGTCAACTTTAACGGTCTTCGGCGAGCCTATAGCCAAGGGTGCGGCGATCTCCGCGCCCCGTTGCATAGCCGCGTATGTGCTTTTGCCGTGTGCAAGCTCTACGTTACGCCAAGCCATAGGTCACCCCCTATTAAGCGGCTGTAAACCCGATAGCGCCCGATGACTCAAATGACATTGAGTACGTTGCTTCGCCGTTGTACTCACCCGCGTACTCTAAGCTAGTGACTTGGAAGTCGCCTGCATAGTCGCCGAAGTCGGGGATGATGAACGTGAAGCGCGAAAAGCTAGATGCACCAAACGCCGCACGTACCGTTTCTTCAGACGCCGAGTCAGTAAATACGCCAGAGCCTGAAATGCTAACAGACTGAATGCCGCCGTTAGGGAGCAACTCACGATTGTTGCTTGAATCCTTGGTGGTGACATCAACCGTCTCATCATTAAGCGTGATTGATGAAGAACGCAGTCCTCCGATTGTCACCTCGGAACCATCTGCGCCTACCTTGATTAAGACTGCCGAACCTTTTTGAGCCGCCATTTCTAAATCCTCTACGATGTGCCTAACATTACTGCACGGAATCTCATTACCCCGTGCCTTGTGATTCCGTCTGGATCTCTTAGTACGTCACTGAATTCTGATCTCAAATTTATGAGATTGCGCCCAGTTACCGTCAGATTACTATCATGCAATAAAGTATGAACTCTGTCCATCACCTGCTTGACTTCTTTGCTTCCCCTGTATCGACTCCAAACGTGGAGGTTTACCGTTACGTCTGACCCGACCAAATCCTTTGTGCTGTAGTCCAGCATCGTGTCTTCGCCTATCGTTACGTAAGGGAAAGTGACCGCTTGATGATCAGGCACATCATCATAAATTGATGCGCCGAGCGTTGTGGTCAAATTTGAATCGCCACTCAAGACTGTGAACAGTGCTTGCTGAAACTCCCACTGGCCGGTACTCATGAGAGAATGCCCTCTCTCTCAAAGATCCGCTGTATCTTTCTAGCGTTTTTGTTCAGCGCTGGCTGTAGGAATGGCCGGGCCGCCATCCTTTGCGTCCCAAACTCTAGGTGAGCGCTGTAGGGCGCTGTAGACCTCACAATCCCATACACTTGAGCCAAAGGTCTAACGACAACTTCTGCGGTGATGTTGTTTGCCAAGAATCCCGTATCGCTTGCAGGCGGTTCTCCGGGGGCGCTCGTTGTGTGGGTTCTCTGCGGGTTGTATCGTGTTACGGTTTGCCCGGTTTTGTTGCCCGCCAGTATGCTTCTTTGTGCCTCATTCTTAACAAGGTTCGCCGCCTTAAAGCAGGCCCGCTCTGCATTCTTGATGGGTATTATGCCGAGCCTCTTTTTTAGCTTCTCGTAAAAGGCTTTTTCATTGACGATCTTCACGTAGCCACACCCTGTTCCGCTTGGATGATCAAATACTTGCCGCGCTCACTCGTGTTGATGACGCTACGGACGTTGAAGGTCTTACCGTCATACACCAGTATGCTTTTCTGGAAGATGAAGCTCTCTGATGGCTTGCGGCAGACGAACTCCCATAAGCCCTGACCATCCACCTTGCCATGCTGATAGGACTCTTTGCTGTTTAGCTGACGCACTGAGCAGAAAACGATCTCTTGTGAAGTGGTTGAGTCAACGTAGCCACCGCCACCATCACTGGTGCGGCCCTTGTTTTGAACCGC